AGTCCCACTTAAAACAGTAGGATTATTAAGAAGATCAATAAATGATGCCACAAACTTTGAGCCAACTAATATCCGACAATCTGCTATTATGAAAGGTGCTATTGATGAAGGAACAGATGGAGTCGGAGGAGCTTTATACCAAAAAGCTAGACAAGCTAGAGCGCAACTAGCAAAAGACTACCAAAACACAAGCCTTGTTAAAAATATAATAGGGCTTAAAAAAGGTTCTGATGATCGGGCTATTGCTGCTGAAAATGTATTTAGTAAAGCAATCCTAAATAGTTCATTAGAAGATGCTACACGCTTAAAAACATTGTTGCAAAAAGGCGGTGGAGAAGGAGTACAGGCTTGGAATGAACTAAAGGGCGCAACGGTACGATACATAAAAGACGAAGCGACTAAAGGTATCTCAAGGGATGAGGCTGGAAATGCTATAATATCACCAGCACAATTAGATAGAGTTGTAAAAGCTCTTGATAAAAATAAGAAGCTTGATTTAGTATTAGGTCAAAAAGGTGCAGAGCAAGTACGAATCTTAAATGATGTTGCAAAGGATGCTTTTACATCACCACCAAACTCGGTGAATTATAGCAACACAGCCGCAACAATACTAGCGGCTATGGACATGGCAGTATCTGGAACAATCGGGATGCCTGCGCCTATTATGAGTAGTTTAAGATTACTGCTTAATAATATAAAAGAAAAGAATATAAAAGCAAGAGTTGCGGAAAATCTTAAAAAATTAGACACTAGCAAGAAGGAGGTTAAATAATGCCAACAGCAGGTTATCAAACAATCAGCCAGCCAATATTGTCGTTTTATGGTTCAGATGGGCTACCACTTGAAGATGGTTATGTCTATATTGGCATTAATAACCTTAACCCAGAAACAAATCCAAGAACTGTATATTGGGATAATGAGCTAACTCAACCAGCGTTGCAACCTATTCGCACATCTTCTGGGTATCCTATTAGAAATGGGTCACCTTCTAGAATTTATACAGATTTTACAAGCGGTGCATATTCAATCACGGTTAAAGATAAAAATTGGGTATTAATCTACTCACGCCTATCGTCTGATTATGTTTTGGATGATGTAACTGTTGGACCAGTATCGCAACAAGTAGCCATTGACGCAGCAAATGCAGCTGCCTCAGCATTAACAGCTTCTACCGCAGCGTCAAGTGCATCGCTATCTGCTTCAAGTGCTTTATCATCTGCTAACTCAGCTTTAAGCTCTTCTCTAATATCTGCTGCTTATGCAAATATGGAATGGGCTAATTTTTCTTTATCAGATGGTGATCTAATAGTATCTTATACTAGCGGCGCAACTTCACTTCCATCACTTGTTGATGGGGAATTTATAATTACATACTAAGGGGTAAAAATGCCAACATTAAATCTAGGTCGGGTCGGTTTTGTAACTAAAGGAACATGGCTTATTAGTACTACGTATAAAATTAATGATACGGTCACATATCTTGGAGGAACATACGCAGCGTTACAAGCTAATACGGGGCAGACCCCTATTCTTGGCGGTACTGTTTATTGGCAGGAATGGGTTGCTAATGATGTAGTTCATAAGTCAGGAGCTGAAACAATAGCAGATGTTAAAACATTTACATCTAGCCCTACTGTACCAGATGCTACCACCGCATTTCAGCCTTTAACATTTGGGCAATTTAGCGCAAAACTTGCTTCTGATATTAATTCAGCTACTGCAAAGACCACTCCAGTTGATGGTGATTTATTTGGAATAGTAGATAGTGCCGCGTTAAATGTGCTTAAAAAGCTTTCGTGGCTTAATGTTAAGGCAACGCTAAAAACATATTTTGACACACTATATAGACCTATTGGTGTGTTGTTGTTTTCTGATATGCCAGCAGGAACCGTTATACAAGAAGCATATTTTCAAACTGGAACTCTTGCAACTGGAACAACTACGATTCCGCAAGATAATACAATCCCACAAATCACAGAGGGTGATTTATATATGACTCTTGCTTTTACACCAAAAAAAGCAAATAGTATTTTAAGAATTGATATTGCTGGGGTTTGGTCTTCATCTGTTATTGCTTACCAAATTGCGGCATTATTTAGAGATGCCACAGCGGGCGCAATAGCAACTACTGATGAATATAATGCCTCTTCAAATACACCAAGACAGCTCAGTATGACTGTTCACGTTCCAGCAGTGGCAACGAGCTTAACTACATTTTACGTAAGATCTGGAGCTAGTACAGCAGGTACTACAACCTTTAATGGGTTAGGTGGGTTAGCGGCTTTTGGAGGAACACTATTATCTTCAATTACAATTACAGAAATAGCACAATAAGGGGAAACAATGGAAATTTTAAACGTAAGAGCTTTAGATTTAGGGTATTTGGTGAATGGGTTAATTACTATATTACCGACTGATGCAGATTATGCTCAGGTTATAGAATGGGTAAATGATGGTAAAGAAGTAATACCAAAATATACACAAGCTGAATTAGATGCTATTGCTGATGCTTTAAAGCCTAAAGAAGTATCAAGAGCGCAGTTTTTTGCTGCACTTATTATTAGTAACTTAGATATAATAGTTGATAATGCTGTAATGAATAGTGGGGATAAATTGCTAATTAATGACTATAAAAACCGCTTAACATTCCGAAGAGATTGGCCTAGCTTTATTACAATGGCTACTGCACTTGGAAAAACAGATGCAGAAATTGATGCGTTATTCTTATTGGCAAGCGCACAGTAATGTTTATCTCTCCTCTTAGAATCGAAGCATTAAAAGGGGGTAAGTTCCAATTATTATCTCCGCTTGGGTTTAAAGATGGAAAGATATTAATAACCGTACAAAAAGGTTTTATCTATGATGGGGCTAGTATCCCTCGTAGCCTTTGGAGTGTTATAGGCTGTCCAATGGATTACGCCTATGAGAGTTGCTTACATGACGCTCTTTACGCCTCAAAGATATTTAACCGTAAAGAGTGTGACAAATACTTCTATAAGGCTCTGAAGGCTCGTGGGGTATCTCTAATGATTGCTAAAGAAATGTATCTAGGGGTGCGCTTTGGCGGTGAGGCACATTTTGGAAGTGATAGTATTGCTGACGCTCGTGAGTTTGTAGGCGTAGAATGGTTATGACTACCAACATAGACCTAATCGTAGGCGTTGCTTTTTTAGCGATGATACTAATGCGAATAGTTTTATCACCAAAATAAATGCTATAATAAATTAATAAAAAGCAAGGCATATAATGAGTGATACTTTATCCGAAATTAAAAGACTAGAAACATTGATTAGCCAAAATATCGGTGCCACTAGAGGGTTATCGGATAAAGTTCAAAAACTAAGTGAAAGCATGGCTACAATAGAAGCGCATAGAATACATGAAAGAGAAGCGGCCAATAAAACAGATGAGCAAATAGAAAAACTTACTACTGCTATAAATTCTCTTAATGAAACTTTTGCCACTATTAACGGAAAGGCGCAAGGAGTAGGAATGATGGTTAAGGCTTTTTGGGCTATATCAGGCTCTATTATTGTAGCTTCTATCCTATGGTTATCAAATACAATCATTGATTTAAAAATGCAAGTAGCTGTATTACAGAGTAGAGAAAAACAATTATGATTTCATCTATGTTATTAACAACGCACTTAGTTCTTTTTGGGGTAAAGCTATGGGCGGTAATAGCGCTAATGGAAAGTATAAAGAAATATAAATTTATGATTTTAGTATCAATTATATATCTTGCAATTCAAACATGGTTTTTGTATTGCTTCTTTTTAGACATTGATTTGTATTATTATGAGATTATTTCTATACTTGACCAATGTATATTTACAATAGGATTGATATTTTATCTTACAAAGGAGGTTGACAATGGCACAAGGAAGAAGTAACGGAGGAAGTGTACGACCAAAGAAATAATTTATAGGCTTCATTTAGGTGAGGCTTATTAAGTTATAAAGGGGTAAAAATGCACATTAAACTTGTAAGAAAAATGGGTAACAGTAAGTTTACAGAGGGGCGTTTATACATAGATGGAGAGTTTGAGTGCTTTACTGTTGAGGACGCTGTACGTGCCATTAAGATACAAAATAAGACAGCTATTCCAAAGGGTACTTATAATGTAATAATGACGATGAGTACACGATTTGGCAAAGTAATGCCATTGCTTGAAAATGTGCCAAACTTTACAGGGGTACGTATTCATGCTGGTAATAACTCAGGAGATACCGAAGGATGTATTATTGTAGGAGCATTAAACGATTCGATGGACGATGATTTCGTGGGATCATCTAAGGTCGCAGTATCACGCCTTTATCCTAAAATTGAACACGCTTTAGCGATAAAAGAAAAAGTCACTATTGAGATCGCATAATGGATGCTAAGAAATTTAAATACTATCTTGCAATAGGTTGGAGTATTTTTTCGTTTATATATATTATGTGCATTACGTTCTTGCCTATTCCTGCCCATAACTTACGCTTTGCCGATACTATTATAGGGTTTTTACTTGGAACGGTTGTGGCTACTATTTTAAACTTCTTTTTTGGTAGTTCATCAGGTAGCGAAAAAAAGACTGATTTACTTCATGGTGTTGACAACCAATAACTCTTTTAAATACACTAATAGAATAGTCATCATTTTTTCTGATGCTATTTTTTGTTTCGGATTACGACAATTGCAAGTATATTTTTGTATTCCATTTATTAAATTATCCACACGATACGCAGTTGAACCGTTATACATAGCCTCCTCGGCCATACTGTTTAGCCTTGCACTTATCCAACTATAACGAAATTCTAAATCATTTTTAATCTGTTTAGAAGTTATAAGCATTACTATGTTCTTCTTGCAATAAGATTTTTATTAAATATGTACCAGTAACTAAAAATTCAAGGTTCATACTAAACTTCTTTTGTATTACCGATTCTCTAGGCAAAGAAAACAAAGCCTTACTTATGAAGCTAGACCATGAAGCGAAATTAGTAAACTTTTTAGAATGACGTGTTAAAAATCTAGCAATTTGCGTATCGGTCAATTTAAAATCGTATGTTAAAATAAAATAAATGTCATTCGTATTTTGAAGCCATGCTCGTTTTTCAATATTAGCAAGCCTTTCATATTCGATTGTATCAATCATAACGCTATCAAATTCATCTTGGATATACCACTTAGGTAAATATCCGTATTTCTTCTTAAATAGGCTTACAGTGCTATATAGGCTATCCTCAACGAGGCTATACCGTGATAGCGCATCTTCCATGCTGATTAAATTTCTTTTTTGCATAAAAACTCTTCTTTCATTTTACTTACTATCCTATAAAATTCTTGTAATCTAGTAACTCTTTCGTTAAATTTCATCATAGGCTCACAAAATAAAGTTACTTGCAAAAAGCTATTCCATGACATAGGTTTATTGTAGACCTCTGAACTATTGGATAATATTACGGCTAGGCGTGATTGTTTAATATTCATTTCTTCTATGATAAAATAAAATAAATCGCACGATAAATTATACAATTCAAGCTCTCTTTCTCTCATGCCTAAAATATAATCAATGTCAATGTATGATTTTCTAGCTCCTACTTTTCCATCGCTCTTATACCAGCATGGATATTCCCCATTAGCTTTTTTAAGCTTACAAGCTGTTACCATCATGGTTGAGGTGCTTGTGTTCAAAAAGTATGATGCCTCATCTAGTCTTATAAATTTACCCATTATTTTACTTTTAAATTAACGTATGATGATAAAGTTGGCTCTATCTCTTTTGCGCTTGACGATTTTCTAGCAATAAAAATTTGCGTTTCTTCTTCGCCATATTGTAATCCATGTGCCTCACAAAAATCTTTCTCTCTCATGTATGGAAGAGATGCTTTTAAGCGTTTCATATCTTTAAGATATTGATTATATTGTGGGTTCATGTGTTCTCCTCAAATTCAATTTCGCATTGTATATAAAACAAAGCTTTTTTTAGATTACGCAATCGCTCTCCATTATCATTTAGGCGGTACAAAGCACAAAATGCCTCCCCTATACCGTGTTCCATATTTTTATGCTTAATGATATGCCGAAGCTCTGTCGCTCCTTGTGGTAGCTCGTAATAGTGCGTTGCTCCACCATCTCCTCTATCCTCTTTATTTCGCACCTGAAAATTATAAGGGTTAAATGGTGCAATCTCACTATCTCGTGCAAACTCTTCTCGATCTTCTTTACTTAGGCTCATTTTCTATCCTTACATGAAGTATATTTAGGTTCATACACAACTAAGTCCTTAAAGCTGAATGTTTTATATTCTACCCCATTAACACACTCAGACGATTCTACTACCTGATGTTTTTCAAGGTTTGTAATATCATTATCTTGCATAGCTATTACTGATAAGCAAAAGATATTGGCAACTATTGAAAAGAAAAGTACCGCTACGATTATATTTTGTTTCATAAGTTATCCTTTGGTTCGTAGCAGTCTCCGTAAGCTTTCCTAATACAATTATTACACTCAGTCAACCAATCATAAGAGTCATATTTACAACCATTACAAGTCTTAGGTGATTCTAGTTCTTTGATGCGCTCTCTTAGTGCTTGATTCTCAATTATTGTCAGGAATGGTGTAGTTTTGTTCTCTAACTCTACGATACGTTGTTCAAGTAATACTCTATCCATTCCAAGTTTTGAAAGCAGTGAATCAAAATCATCATAGATTTGATCAATAGTAGAATATGCATCACTTATTGCTAAAAAAGTAAATGTGTTGTCAATATATTCCTTTGCTTCATTTCGTGTCATACTAACCCCTTAACTATTTTTATGGCATGACGAACATCACAGTTATATAGTTTAATGGTCGCACTAATAACCATCTTTTGAGCAGAACTCATCTTGTTTCCTTAATTTCGTATTGTTCAGCGGGTGACATTTCAATAATTTGCATAATAATAGGCTTCCATTTAGCCCACCATTCTAATGCCCCGCCATCCATATCTTTAATTTTATCATCATCAAAGTTTTTCCAATCTTCAATTAAATGTGATTGACAACCGATATTTAAAAAGTTGTATGTGTATGTGATTAAATATTTTTCACATTGAAGTGATTTAATAAAGCGCATTTCACCCACAGCATAGCGTAGGTCAGCAGAGCGTAGGTCAGCAGAGCGTAGGTCAGCAGAGCGTAGGTCAGCAGAGCGTAGGTCAGCTCTTTCTCCATCCTCTTCATCATTTAACCACTTTTTATGAAGAGTTAAAATTTCTTTTAGTTCTTCGGCTGTATATACTTTCATCTTATTTCCTTTATTGCTATTTGATATACAAACCTTGTAAAATCAAACTCATGGTCTTTTGGTAGATTGAACCAATGACACATACTTGGATTGGTTATTGCACAAACAAATCCATACTCTATTTCCAATCCTCTTGAATGAGCTATGAGGATATTTCTTTTGTAACCTTCCATAATATCCCCTATTTGATTGTATGACTATTTTTAACAAGTCTTACAATGTCTCTTATTCTCATATCATGTAGTGAGTATAAAGTCCTCACAATTGTCTTCTGCATTTGGCTCATCTTTTACCCTTTAAAATATGGTAATCCATTCACTAAAAATACAATAATGAATAGAATAATTAAAGCTACTGTGTCGCTACTATTCCATCGTGTCATAGCTTTACTTTACGGCTCTTTGCCAATGCGGTTTGCAGTTCCGATACGTTTACCTTAAATTTACCAGCTACGTGGTGAAAACTCAATGAAGAGTTAAGCTCTAAGTATTTAATTGCCTTCTGTAAGTTTGTCATTTTTAGCTCCTTAGATTGATATACAGCCCTGCCGTATATTGGTTTAACACACTAATGCGATAGATTGCTTGAGATACTGTCATAACCTTATTACACTTTAATAGTTGAGCTAAGTATTCGTGCTGTAACTCTCCTATTGTTTTGCGTTGGTATTTAGGTATCATGACTGTACTAGCTCCCTTTTTGTAGACATTGCTATATAAGGATAAGTAGTTTGAGTTGTAAATTTCTCTTCAGTAGCCCATGTAGTATTGCCATCTTTGTCATAAATCATATATTCGTAGATAGGTTCAGATGGTTTGATACGAAACTCAAAAACTGGGTAAAACTTCCAATCTTCCCATTCATTATTTTTATATCCGTGATCTATGGCTCTACGTTGCCCATTTCTATTCTCAATAATTTCATGCAATATATCAGCATCAGTATGGCGATTCTCACCTTTAGGAATACATACATAATTTTCTAAAGCTTTTTCTATACGTAATCTACATTTTACACAACTCTTTTTACCTTGTATATTTAACATTGGTAATGTATGAGCTTCTTCACATACTGTTCCTCTACAATAATTACATACAAAATTACTTGTCATCTCAACCCCTTCAAATATTGAGCCGCTTGTGCAACTGTCATGGTTTTATCGTACTGTAATAGTCCGTTAAGAAGCCTTAGTACCTTATTCATCTTTTCTCCTCTTAGTCTTACTTTTGTAAGCACTAAAGTAACCCATAACATCACGGTAGCGACCCGCTGTATATAAACCGATGGTATTATAATATACACTCTGATTATAGGTTATTTTAAAGCTTATAAACAAAATAGCGTTCCCCCGTATCTTGGAACCGATGAGTCAGCGATCGCTGTATTCCTATTTTGTTATGTAGTAATTATAATCTCTTAATGCTTAAACATAGCTTACACAAAGTGTAAACTAATTAACTATTTTAGAAAGGTATCTCATCCTCGTTAATATCTATCTCTGGGAGATTGTTTTCTGGCATTCGCACTGGTTGAGGTTTATTGTATGGTGTAGATCTTGGCTCGTTATGAACTGGGGCGTTTACGCCTGTATTGCCTTCACCTTTCGCCTTAGATACAAAATCAAAGCTTTCAACGATCATGGATTGCTTAGAGCGATTTTGCCCACTTTCCTTATCGACCCATGTTTCTGTTTGAAGCTTACTGGTTAAAAAAATCTGTGTTCCTTTTTCTCCTGCGTATTGGTTGATAGTTTCCGCCATCTTTCCAAATACTGTGGCATCTAAAAAGCATTGCGTTTCTTTATCGCCAAATTTCTCACTTGCAGCTAATCCCATTTTTAGGATAGGCTTTCCATCTGCTGTATAGCGAAGTTCAGCTTCCCGTGTTAGTCTAAATAGACCGATTGTTTTTGGTAAACTCATTTTATATCCTCCATTACACATTTATTAAAAGTATCGCATATTATACGCTTTTCATCATCACTTAAATTTTTCATATCTTCTACTGTTAGCTCATCGTCTTCTTTTCTATCGTAATAAAAAAGGTCTGAAACTAAATCCTCAATTACTGCTTTTAGTAGCGTTATTTTTTCTTCACTCATAACCTATCCTTTTTATTTAATACTCTGAGAGTAAACATTCTAAAAACATGATGTGACTATTCATCTGTTTAACATTTATTTTCGTACTCGACAATGGGCGACCTTGATCGTCTTTAGGGTATGAAATATCACATCCCTTACAAAGCTCACGAAACGTATCGTAGCTAAACGCTGAGGGTCGAAACACTATCGGATTGCTTATCCCTGCTTGTTCAAATCTACCATCATAAATCTTTATCACACTATGGGTTTTTAATTGACTGCATAACTCGTGGTAAAGTTTATTCTGCTGTTGTGAGCGTGTCATTAAAAACCTAACTCATCCACTTTTTTAACTCGTTTCTTATTAAGCTTGATTGACTGCTCAATGTGCGTGACTTCTAAACGTGCGCCCATTACATCAACACCGCTGTTAATAGCCGTCTTAATTGCTGTTTTATCGGCTACAAGCTTACAATAAATAGCGTCAATAACCGCTTCATTTTCAATGATTACTTCTTGTTTTGGTGCTTTATCGAATACCGTTATAGAACTGATAACATCCCCTTGAATTTTATCAATGCCATTTTCAACAAGCCATTTTGCCACTTCACACTTAATAACCTCCTCTTGTTGTTCAAGTCCTTTTTTTACGTCCTGCAGTTGCTTGATAGCATTAGCGATACGATCTTTGGCACTGTCGATATTATCAAGTGCCGTACCGATATAATCAGTTACCGCAAAGGCTGTTTTTTTAGCGCAAAGACTATCCAAAAATGGAATAATCTCCCCTTGTTCGCATTTCTCTAAGCTTGTAATATACTGTTTAATTAGCATTTTTAGCCGCCTTTACTTGTAATTTCTTAACTGCGTCTTGATATTGTGCAACTGTTAGCTCTCCAATTGTGGAAACCTTATATGCACTACAAAACTTTTCAATTTCGCTATATTTATCAACTAATTCTTTTAAGTTCTCACCTTCAAGTTGGTTAATTTTACGTTGTGGTGTTTGTTGTGGCTGTGCTTTTGGTTGTGGCTGTGCTTTTGGTTGTGGCTGTTCTTCGCCTTCTGGCAAGTCCTCCCCTGCATAGATATAAAGTCCAAGACCAAACATTGCTAAGTTCTTAACAAGACAGCGCATTACTGTTTTATTAATATCGAACATTGAGTAAGCCAAAACAGTTTTAACCGTATCAGCTCCACCGTTCCACCCTTTAACGCTGTAATCGTATGACGTAGCTTTCATTGCTTTGTTAGCACCATCCATTACAGGCAACCACATTTCGTGAGTAATGCCACCTGCTTTTACTTTAGTATAAACCATCGCACCGCTATCATCGTGAAAGTATGGCAAACCGTTTTCATTTTTAACAATCTCATACGTTGCTTGTGGGTAAACCTTTACGAATTCACTCCAAGCAAAACTCCATGAAAGATAAGTTAATTGAGTATTACCAGTTTTCTTCTTTTCAGTCTTGTCATTTACATTAAGCTGTAATAGCTCAATGAATTTATTTTCTTCATCCATCACTTTACCTCCAATAACTCATCGAGTGTTTCTTTAACATATTCTAAAATTGCTTGCTTATCCATTACTGAATCTATGGCAAAAAAAAGCATTGCACTATTTAAACCTTTAATATATGGCTCAATCTCTTTATAAAACTCGTTTTGTTCATGCTCTAAAATTAGGAACGCTTTGTCTTGCTCACGCTCGTATCTGTTAAGAGCGTCTAAGTTTCCATCTGTATTCATCTTTTCCTCCATTTTTTGAATAACGTATTATCGCATGAACAATATTAATGTTTGCTTAAAGAAGATATAAAAGTAACTTAAGCAATTACTAAGTTAAACAGGACTATACTTTCATAAATTCAGGAGGTTACATGGCAAAGAAAGCAAATAAAAGAGAGCAGACACATATCCAAGTAGATGTGGAAGACAAAGAGATTTTAGAGGAATTACGTGACAAAGAAGGTTACGCTTCAATCGCTATCACTTTAAAAAAGATGATTGCAAAGTGTTTGAAGAAAACTAATCAAGTCGCTTGATAACTTCAAGCTAAATAAATAAATAGAGGGAAAAGATGGCTACTTTATATTTTGTAATTGCACATGAGACAATAAAAGAATTTGTTCTTGAATGTAAAGAAACAGATAAAACATTTAAGTCCTTAGATGGAAGTATATTTATGAGAAATGCTTTTAAAAAATCAGAAGAAAATACTATATTGGAAGGTTATTTTCATGGAAGTTGGTTTGTATATTCCACCAATAAAAATGAAACTAAAAATATGATAGATACCATTTATAATAGGGCTGTAAATTACCATAATAGAATAATTTCAAAGCATCAAAAAACGTTAGTTGAATTAGCAATTGCATTAGACAACAAGGAGCAACAATAATGGAAGCTCAAACAAAGCAAATTCTAGCACACATCGAAAGCGGTCAAAGTATCACACCGATTGATGCGCTGCAACTTTTTGGCGTGTTCAGGTTGTCAGCACGTATTTTTGATATACGAAAACTAGGTCATAAAATTATCACCGATACTATACAAGTCGGTATCAAAAAATTTGCGAGTTATCGACTTGAAATAAATAAAACGCTATAATATCAATCTACCTAATCCCCTTAGCGTGAATCGGGAAGTCCGTGTTAAATCGAAGGGCAAATGATTAGGTTTTTAAATTTATTAGTGTATAATAGCGGATACGATAAACATTATTAATATTTTATAGGGAAGTAAATAGGTTTCCAAGCACCTGCTACTACTCCCCTATAAAGTGTTTTAATGTAGCAAAGCTTGGAAACTCTGCGCCATACTCACACTATAAAGATAATCAATTCTAAGCGTCCGAATTCAAATATGAATACTATAAAAAAACGGCAACAGCCCTTTACGTCTGTGTCTAATGAGTTTTTACGAGATGATCGTATTTCATTTAAAGCAAAAGGATTATTTTGCTATATGTTCTCAATGTCTGATGGGTGGAACTTTACAATAAGAAGTATTGCAACACAACAAAAAGATGGACATGATAGTATTCAATCAGCTCTTGAAGAGTTAAAGCAATACGGATATGTTCAATATGAAAAACATAGTAATGGAACTGGTACATATCACTTAGATGATGAGCCAAAAACGGAAAAGCCTAATCAGGAAAATCCCATCATGGGAAAATCCCTTCCTATTAAGAAAGAACAATTACCTAAGAATAAAAATAATATAGACAACTCGCTTATAGATGAATTTACTAAAGAAACAAACGCTGGTAGTGTAGCTATTGAATTAGCTAAGTGGTTTATCACCCAAAGAAAAAAAATAAAGCACCCAATTAAAACAATTGCACCAATTAAGACATTAATTCAATCAATGCGTGAATGTATCAACGCAGGTTATAAGATAGATGATGTTAAATTGTTAATAGAAAATAAAGAATGGCAGAGTTTAAAGCTTGAATGGGTAGTCAAAGAATTAGGTGTAATTGCTAAAGATGAATGGAGCGTATCATGAACATTCAAATTGAACAAGCAATAATCTCTTCATTACTTTGGAGTCATAACCTTACAAAAGAAGAAGATGCAAAAATAAGCTCAATAGCTATTGACACTAATTTATTCCAAGATACGTTCCATAGAGCCATTATAAGCACTATAAACGATTTACGCATGAAAAGATACCTTATTGATGAAATAACTGTTTCTGATAGCCTTATCAAGCGGTCTATGATGGATTTTAACAAGTGGCAAACTATCAACACTCAAACAGCAGGTGGGTATCTGTTTATTACGACATATCTAAAAATGCTGAAAGAAAATAAGAAGGCGGATGTGTTCAATGTATAGCGCAATGAAAGACAAACTAAATAAAATCCATAATGTATGCGCTCTTGAATTTATGAGTGGTGTTCCTGATAATTACTTTCAATGTATATTTTCAGATGTTCCATATTTAATAAATAGCGGAGGCGGTAATAGTGAAACTAAAATCGGTTTTGGATGGAAAGAAAAGCAACATTTAGAGGCATTTAATAAGGGTAAATTGTTTAATCATAATGATATTACAGAGTCCGATTATCTACCTGACTTATTTCGTATTCTTGACGATACAGGACACATTTATATTATGACTAATTCGGTACACCTTGCAAACATTCAGAAAGAAATGGAGAAGGTGGGCTTTATTATCAATAACATTTTAGTAATGATTAAAAACAATATGGTTACTAATCAGCACTATATGAAAAACTGTGAGTTTACTATTTTTGCACGTAAGGGTGGAAGTAAGGGGCTTAATGATTTTGGAATACCATCTGCCCTAAATGTCACTATGCCTACAAGCGATAAATATCATATTTCACAAAAGCCTATTCAATACGTCGAAGCATTGATACAAAATAGTACCAAGAAAGGCGACCGTGTATTCTACCCATTTATGGGCAGTGGTACAGTTGGAATCGTTGCTAAATCTTTAGGCCTTGATTTTTGCGGTACTGAGATAGACGAAGAGTTCTGTAAGATAGCAAACAAACGCTTAGAAGCGGTGCAAGGGAGTTTATTTTAATGTCTAATTTTGAAAAACTAAAGCAAAAGTCGCACGAATTAGCGCAACAAATAGAAAACGCAACACAACGACAAGACGCAACGGAAACGCTACGTTTAAAGAAAGAATTCCACAAATGTAAGCTTGAAATTTTGGAGCTGATAGATCAAGAAGAGAATACCAACAGCATATCAGCTCGTGAGTTAATGCGTAGAGTTGCATCTATGCCACACGTTCCACGCTATGCCGTAGGAATTGATAAGATAGACGCAGAACTTGCAACAGACGAAGATCGTTATATTGGTAAACTTGGAGGCATAGAAACTGGAACGTTTATACAGTTTGCAGGGGAAAGCGGTGCAGGTAAAACAACATTAGTGCTTGATATTATCTCCAACATATCGGCATACTCAAAAGCTGTGTTCTTCAACTTTGAAATGGGAGATAAGCGAATAGCACACCGATTAACTAAGAAGCTAAAGACCGAACAGCAGAAAGATAATTTTATTATTGACTCGCACACACGAAAGTTAGATGCACTTATCATGGAGATTATTATCCATTCTCGTGATGGTATAAAGTTCTTTGCTATTGACTCACGCATGAAAATAGAGGTAGATGATTTAGGACTAGCAGACCACCAAAAGACTTCTTTAATATCCTCAAAACTTGCAAAGTTAGCGCAGGAGAAAGAGATTATTATCTTTTTGATTAATCAGATGAGCGATGAAGCAATCAAAGAAAAAAGATTAGTCCTTAAAAATGGAGGCGATCAAAAGTATGATGCTGATATGATGCTATTTTATATCATTGACCCAAAAGATGAACGAAAACGAATACTACAATGCACCAAAGACCGTGTGAATGAAAGAACGTGGAAAGTTGAGCTAGGTTTAGATAGCAACGGTAAGACGTGCGGATACAGATTTAACGCTCAATCAATCGAATACGTGGAAGAAAAAATAGAGGCAGGGATGATATTATGAATAAAATATACTGTGAGTTCACTATCTTAGCCCTCATCGACAGATGGCAAGAATTAGGCAACATTTCAGCGTATGAGATCGCAAGTAAGAATAATATACCCATGAATGTTTGGTGGAGTATGTATAATAGCTATCAAGCGGTAAGGAGAGCGTAATGAGAATATAAACTCTCTTTAGCGGCATTAATTCTTGACATAAATTCCGTATAATGTTATAATGGTGTTTATTGTCAGAAGGAGTGTAAAATGGGCGGAAAAGGAAGCGGTGCAAAACCCAAGCATGGGATGAGGGGAACAAGTTTTTACAATGTTTGGAGAAATTTAAAGGCTAGATGTAACAGACCCATAGGCTCAAACTCTGCTTATATTGGAGTAACTTATGATAAAAAGTGGGAAGAATTTGAAGGGTTTATGCTTGATATGCTACATGACTATCAGATAGGGCTAGAAATAGATAGAAAAGACCCTTATGGAAATTATTGTAGGAGCAATTGCAGGTGGGTTGATGAAACAACTCAATCATCAAATAAGAGAAAAAAAGTAAATGCAACTTCTAAGTATTTTGGTGTAAGCATTCATGGATGTGGAAGGTATCAGGCTGAAGTTAGAGCTTATGGAAAAAGATATTACGGAGGATTATTTATATCTGAGCGTGATGCTGCTTTAAAAGTCAATGAAATAATAGAAAGCAATAGTCTTCCAAATAGAAAGAATGAACTATGAAAAAAATTAAATATGCTTGTTTGTTCTCAGGTATTGGCGCACCGCTACAAGGAGCTTATAGAGTCTATGGAAAATAAAACATAGAGCATATATTCTCTTGCGAGTATGATAAGTTTGCACGACAATCATTCAGTGCAAACTACGAAATACATCCTGACCACTTCCATAATGATGTTAGAGAAATGGACGGTACACAGTATCAAGGTAAAGTCGATGTGTTAATCGGTGGCTCACCATGTCAAGCGTTTAGTATCGCTGGGCTACGAAACGGGACTGATGACGAAAGAGGACAATTAATCTATCAATATATCCGTATTGTAGACGAAGTAAAAGCACCTGTAATAGTTTATGAAAACGTCAAAGGTATGCTTTCTATCGAAGGTGGCAAGACGATACGTGAATTCGTCCAAGCGTTACGTGACATCGGTTATTTTTGTCATTATGAAGTGGTCAATACAAAAGATCACGGAGTGCCACAAAATAGAGAGCGTATATTTTTAGTCGGTTTTCTCGACCACGAAATGTATCACCGCTTTCAATTCGCACCAAAGCAAAAGCTAGAGAAGCGATTAAAGGACGTTTTGGAGAGTGAGGTGGATGAGAAGTATTATCTATCTCATAAAATGATTGACTACCTAGCGAAGAAGCCAAGAGCAGTTGAACCATACAACGGAAAGCAAGAATCAGCACCGTGTGTTTTTGCTGGATATTACAAAACACCCACAGATGGATTTTATATCAACGAAGGTGTTATCGGCTTACTAGACTGCAAAGGAACAGACCAAATACGCAGAGTATATGGAACGGATGGAGCAGCAACGCTAACGACTATGCAAGGTGGTAATCAAGAGCCTAAAATACAAGTTAGAAGTGCTACATCATGCGGATATGAATTAGCAAGTGAAGGAGATAGTATAAACCTATCTGTACCTGATAGTAAGACACGCAGAGGGAGAGTAGGAAAGCAAGTTGCACAGACTCTTGACACACAATGTAATCAAGCAGTAGTGCAACAGCGTATTCGGAAACTAACCCCAAGAGAGTGCCTACGATTGCAAGATTTTCCCGACTCATTTATTCAAGTAGTTTCCGATTCACAGAAGTATAAACAAGTGGGCAATTCAATGAGTGTAAACGTACTTGAAATGATTTTCAGACAGATTGAAAAAGCAAAACAAGTAGAAGAAGGAAGATTATTTTGATTACAACATCATACCTACGAAGCATAGGCTACACCAATGAAATCTAAACAATGCAAGAATAAAAACTGCGGGAATAAGTTCACACCTGAGCGACAGTTTCAAACTACGTGCGATTATAATTGTGCGATTGAATACGCAAAGCAACTACAAGCTAAGAAACAAACAAGCGAGAAGCGTACAGCATTAAAGCAATTTAACGACTCTGATAGGTATATACTGCTCCGTACGGCTCAAAAGGTGTTTAATACATACATTCGTATGCGTGATGGAAAAAAGTGCATATCGTGCAAGTATGAAGGTGAAGGACGACAAATACACGCAGGTCACTATATGAGTCAAGGGGGTAACAGTGCATTACGTTTTGATGAAAATAATTGTAGTTCCCAGTGCGTCCAGTGCAATACCTACAAAAGTGGGAATTTAGCAAACTATCGGATTAATCTTATTGAGAAGATCGGACTCGATGAAGTGATACGCCTTGAAACTACAAAGAATACCAAGCTATGGACAGTGGAAGATTTACAAGAGATTATTAAAACTTACAAAGCAAAGATAAAAGAGTTAAAGCAGGATTAATACCCTGCTATTGCAAAAGAGTTGGTACAGCATCCGATACTGTTTCTAAGTCCATTTCTATGTTAAAAATATTTATGCTTTTACGCCCATTTATCGGGCAATACGTAATACACTTCATTGTGCCAAGTTGTCTCCTAAATCCTTTATGCGAAGCCCACCCATTTAATGACGGCATATTTCTATGTGATTCAGACTTGCACACTTTACCCTCATGGATTTTATCTTTATGATTATGCCCAAAGTGCATTTCTCTATAAACAGATTCGCTAATGTGTTCGATACAATCAACTGTCATTGTCCCGTCAGCATCACTCATCCTAAGCCCATCACCGTGGGCATAACCAACTAATGCCCGTCCATATTTAAGATATTTTTGTGATCGTGGTGATGTATCTACTATAACCCTAGGATTATCCCTAAACGCTACACGCATAACTTCACGTATAGCGTGAGCTGTCGAAATATCGTGATTACCTGCTATGTTTAAAAAGTATACCATTTCATGATGTTGCAATGCCTTCATAACCATATAAATCATAGCATCAATAGCAATAGTTAAAATCTTTGAATATCTACCATCAACATCCAAAGAATTTCCGCTGTTTGGTGTAGCGTTTTTAAAGTCGTCAATTTCAAGCATATCGCCAAGATCAGATATTGTTGCATATTTTGAAGGGGTAGATGTTTCAACTAGATAATCAATCGCATTTTTAATCAATTTATCAGCTATTGGCAAATCAAAATCTTTATCTCCCGTTTCTTTACCCCAATGCAAAGCACCTATATGTAAATCGTTTGAAATATAATTATTCATAAGATTATATTTAGGTTTAGATAATTGAGTGATTAGCGGAATAGATGGCATATTCTCTATGATTTCAGTAAGTGCTTCAAATAGTGCGTTCGTTCGTTCTTCTTTGTCACGCTCTTTAATAACCCATTCGGTAGTATCACCATCTTTATTCGTTAAAGTAGATATACGCTTGATTTAGAAACCGTTAGGTACTCTATGATTTAGATTAGCTTCGGGGGCATAACCACACGTTGCGGCGGCTCTAGTTACAGCAGATAGCGAGCGACTGATAGAAGAAGCGTTACGATTTAATGACTTGGCAGCTTTAGCTATTGTTCCATGCTCAATAGCAGCCTCAATTGCTATGAGCTGAATAGGTGTAGCGTATTCTTTTAAACTTTTGAGCTGTAATTTTGTATAATCCATCTTTTCCCCATTTTTGTTTATTTTGAATACTATAACACATTTATGGATAATTTAAGCTAATTACGCTATAATACTTGTTGAAATTGCACTGATTATCGGGGCGGTTATCTAGTTTTAATTAAAACTGTATTCGTTCAGTTGCTACAAGTGCCAATAATATCAACTTAACATATCTACAAACTACCATAAGGTAGCGTAGAAAGTTATTTAAACGTAAATTGATAAAAGCTCTCTTTAAATCCATGCTAACCTGATGAGAAATACGGCTCATCACCACCTCGCTTATCGGGGAAGTACATTTGCAGAGCTGTTATCAGTTTATAATTAAGGGGTAAAGATGAGAGAGATTAAATTTCGAGCATGGATGAAAGATACTAAAGTTATGATATCCCATGAGGATAATATGGATATGCCATTAGAATATAGCGCTATCTTTGGTATAAATCCTAAGTACCCAATTATGCAATACGCAGAAATAAAAGACAAAAATGGGAAAGAAATATACGAGGGAGATATTCTTGGAAGATGTTTTGATGATTATGATGAAAATTGTGTAGTTAAATATAAAAATGGAATGCTTATGCTTAAAACTATAAGAAGTAAAGCTACTAGACCATGTAATATTGATAGAGGATTTGGATGGTCAGAACTTAAAAACTATGTGCATTACCGAAATGGCTTTGAAGTAATCGGAAACATATACGAGAATCCTGAACTATTGGATAGCAACTCATGAACAAATTTTCGCTTGAAGAAGTGTACCAATGCACACGTAAAGAATACTGTACTCTAACTGGTATCACTCCACAAGGACTAATCCAACATTTAGAGGCTGAAATAGCAATACTAGGACGCTCAATTGATATATACCGTGAAGAATATAGAAATGGTGGTTTAGTAGCGAGTAAGTCACAGCGTAGAATAGCAAATATTATGTCAGACATACAGAAAAAGATTGATAGTAAGATAGCTAAAGTGATTGATATTAAAAGTGAGTTCCAATTATGAATAAAGGTGCTACAATATTATCATGGATACAATAGATAAGTTTTATCAACTATGTGAAATATTATCAGACGATATTAATAAAGTAGCATTCATTATCAAAGCATATCACCATGAACAAATCCACTACAACTCGATATTATCAGATTGCCAATACTCTTCTACATCAAGACTCGAAAAGTACGCAGAAACAATAGAAACAATTTTAGACTTAAAACATTCAGTAGTTATTGAATCAGCTAAAGGGATAACATTTAACGATCTGGACTTATATGTTAAATACTTGCACCTTCTTTTAGAATCAAATCAGATTATTTATGCCCCATTTGTAAAAACGTGTCACTGTAAGGATTATCTAAACCAACGAGGATTATTTGAAGATGAATAGGTTTTATGGACGAATGTTTATAATGGCACAATACAGCTCTATACAGCTATTTATTAATTACATAGTTATGTTTATGGGAATAGAGTTTGCATTTTATATACTAGAAGCTATAGCAGAAGTAAATCATGTAACGTCATGGTATGATTACCTACTTATGATAACTACAGTATGGCTATTTATATTTAATATTGAGTACGTGTTTAACGTATTAAAGGGGAAAGAGTGATATATCTGTATGTTTGTCCCCACTGTAAGTTAGAAACTGAGATAACAAAACCTATGTCAGAAGTAGATAGAGAAGAACATTGCCATATATGTGAGAGTGAATTGCAAAGAGTATGGCAAGCTCCTATGGTTAAAACAAATGATGGGACAAAAGTATAATGGCATTATCTACCCGTAAGATAAATCAAATTAAAGCTGAATGGAAAGCTGGAAAATATAAGACTTCTTATGCTATTTCAAAAGCCCATAAAATAGATACAAAAACTGCAAGTAAAATCATAGAGGGAATAAGTCAATCAAATGCCGATATTATCGAGGTTTGCGTGATTGCAGAAAATGCTAAAAATTCCGTGAAAAATCCCATAGAAAAAAAAGTAATTGAAGCAATGGTTAAGGAAAGAACTATTGCAGACGAAATAGAAGAAGAAGTGTTTAGTGGAACTCTTGAAAATGTTAAGAGCATACGAAAGAAGATACAGCTTGAAGAAGTCGACAATATGCAAGAGCATAGACATGCTCAAGCAACATTAGACCAAGCATTAATAACTGTAAAGAAAGCAGATCGTCACGCTCCAAAGAATGATATAAGCCTAACTAATGCAGTCCAAAACAATACAGAGTTTAAAAGGGTAACTATTGCAAGACGCTCTGATAGAACTGAGTGACCCTCAATATGACTTCTTAACGTCTACAAAAAAGCATACTGGTTTCGTTGCAGGTTTTGGTTCTGGTAAATCATACATCGGTACGCTTAAATCACTTTATAAGATAATAAGCGGAGTTCCAAAGACAGCATATTATTTGCCTACGTATGGAGATATACGTGATATTGCGTTTGATGGTTTCCCGACAGTAGCAGAAGCCTTAGGGTATGACTTCAAACTAAATAAGACTGATAAAGAGTTTACTCTATTAGATGGAAAGACTGAAATAGGAAAAGTTTTATTTCGTAATATGTCCGAGCCTGAATCAATCGTAGGTTATCAAGTTGGTTACACTCTGATAGATGAAACAGACATTTTAAAGCAGCAGATTATGGATAAGGCATTTAAAAAGATTCTTGGTCGTAATCGTTTAATAGTTCCAGTAGAAGATGAAGAAGTAATAATAGAATATATAAGCACACAAATAACTCCAGAAGGAACATACTTCCACTCTGGTAAGATGATGTTATGCTATATAAATTCCATTGACGTTGCAGGAACTCCAGAGGGTTTTAAATGGTTTTATGATCGCTTTGTAACTAGACGTAATGCTAATACTGATTTACTAATAAAAGCTTCTACCTATTCAAACTTACATAATTTACCTGATGACTTTATCGAAACGCTAAGATCACAATATCCATCAGAACTATTTGAGGCTTATGTTAATGGTGAGTTTATAAACCTAACAACAGGAACAATCTATAAATATTATAATCGAATCACTAATGAATCAAGAGAAGTAGACAACGGAGCAGAAGAACTATTTATCGGTCAAGACTTCAATATTGGAGGATGCGTTTCTATTGTGTACGTGAAACGTGATGATGATATTGTTGCGGTAGATGAGTATGAGAGCTATGATACAAATATGATTATACAAAACACAAAAGTACGTTACCCAAATAGAATTATAAGTTTTTATCCTGATGCAAGTGGTAACGCTAAAAAGACCTCAGCAAGCGAAACAGATATTACAATGCTTCGAAATGCTGGATTTAAAGTGCTGGTAAATGGACGTAACCCATCGGTAAAAGATAGACATAACATAAGTAATAATAAGTTTGAGAAAGGGCAACTAAAAGTAAACTCTAAGAAATGCCCTAAATATGCTCAAGCTTTAGAGCAGCACGCATATTCATCTAATGGTGAGCCTGATAAGTTTGCAGGAGCTGGAACAATAGATGATTACACAGACGCTGGAACATACCCTATTGCGTTTATGTATCCTATCGTAATACCTAAAAAAGAGTATAATATCGAATTAATTCCATCATATAATCCAATGGCAAATAGGAGCAGATAGTGACAAAGAAAGAACGAGAAGAAGAAAATAAAGAAGAGTTAAACGAATCATTATCAGTAATTCACTATGAAGCGATTACCGCATTCGATGATATTCAATCAGCACTCAGAGAAGAAAGACTGCAATGTTTGACAGATAGACGCTTTTACTCTATTGCTGGCGCACAATGGGAGGGCGAACTAGAGCAACAGTTTGAGAACAAACCAAAGTTTGAAGTAAATAAGATACACTTATCAATTATTAGAATTATTAATGAATACCGAAACAATAGAATTACTGTTGATTTTATCAGTAAAGATGGAACAAAGAACGATAAGCTTGCCGATGTATGTGATGGACTATATCGAGCAGATGAGCAGGATAGTAATGCAGAAGAAGCTTACGACAATGCGTTTGAAGAAGCAGTTGGTGGTGGTTTTGGAGCATGGAGATTACGTGCTGATTATGAAGATGATGAGGATGAAGAAAACGAGAAGCAGCGTATTTGTATCGAACCGATTTATGATGCCGACTCTTCTGTATTCTTTGACCTAAACGCAAAACGTCAAGATAAATCAGACGCTAAGTATTGTTTTGTACTATCATCCATGACAAAAGAAGCATTTGAACACCAATATGGTGATGAGGAAGACCAATCATCAGTTAGCAAACAAATTGAGCAGCGACAATTCGACTGGTACAGCCCAGACATTATCTACGTAGCAGAATATTACGTCCTTGAATCAATAGAAGAAGAACTTTATATCTATAAAACTATGGATGGAAAAGAAGAAAAATATACCAAAAAAGAATTAGAAGAAGATAGCGAAGATGGAGAACCTTCACTATCTGAAACATTACAGGCAGTTGGTACAAAATTAGACCGTAAGCGAAAAGTAAAACGTAAGAAAGTTCACAAGTATATTCTATCTGGCAATAAGATACTAGAGGACTGTGGATATATTGCAGGAAATAAAATCCCTATTATCCCGGTGTATGGAAAGCGTTGGTTTGTTGATAACGTAGAACGATGTATGGGTCACGTTAGACTAGCTAAGGATGCTCAACGTATTAAGAATATGCAACTATCAAAACTAGGAGAGATAAGCGCACTATCAAGCATTGAGAAGCCTATCTTAACCCCTGAACAAATAGCAGGTCATTCACAGATGTGGAGCGATGATAATGTTAAGAACTTTCCTTATCTATTAATCAACCCGATTACCGATATGAATGGAAATATTACCGCAAGTGGTCCCATCGCATATACTCGTGCGCCAAATATCCCTCCTGCTATGGCAGCACTATTGCAACTTACTGAGCAAGATATGAAAGAGATTTTAGGAAATCAGCAAGGCGGTGAGCAGATCGTTTCCAATATCAGCGGTAAAGCCGTAGAGATGATACAGCAACGTTTAGATATGCAAACATTCATCTATGTATCTAATATGGCTAAAGCAATGAAGAGAAGTGGTGAAGTATGGCTGTCTATGGCGAAAGATGTTATGGTAGAACAAGGTAGAAAAGTAAAACTTATAAATGATAACGGTGAATCAGAATCTACTGAATTAATTAAGCCTATGATGGGGGAAGATGGAGAAGTGGTTTATGAGAACGATCTAAATAATGCCAAGTTTGACGTTGCAGTAGATGTTGGACCATCATCATCATCTAAGAAAGCGGCAACAGTATCAGCTCTTACTGGTATGATGCAAGTAACTAATGACCCTGAAACAATGCAAGTTCTTGGAGCTATGTCAATGATGAACATGGAAGGCGAAGGGGTTAGCGATGTACAAAACTATTACAGACGTAAACTTATTAAGCTTGGAGTAATAACTCCATCTGAAACGGAAGCACAAGAGTTAATGCAAGAAGCACAAAATACACCGCCAAATGCACAAGAAGAATACTTTAGAAAAGCGGCAATGAATGAAGATGCAAAAGCTAAAGAAGCAAATGCTAATACAATCAAGATTCTAGCAGATGCAGAACTAAAACAAGCGCAAACAATCGAAACCTATGCGGGGATAGATCAATCAGAGCGTGAACAAGCTATGAAGGCTATGGAAACATTACAGAATATACTTGGAAAGAATATGGCGCAACCAGTGCAGACTATGCAACAACCTATTATGGAAACACCAATGCCAGAGCAAGAAGTACCTCCCCAAATGTAAAAGGGTTGATAAAATATCTATTTTGTATATGTGTTATAATTTTAGTTGCGTGATTATCACGACACTTTCCCAGAAATGGAGTACACATTGGCAGAAGAAATGGTAGTAGAAGATATTGATAACGAGATTATCGAAGAGGTAGAAACCGAAGAAGAACCGTTAGAGCAATCTGAGGGAGAAGTAGAAGAAGATACCGAAGACGATGAAGTAGTAATTAGTATTGATGGGGAAACACCGACCCAAGAAGACGAAGAACAGACAAAAGCCCCACCATGGGTACGTGATCTTCGTAAGAATTATAGAGAGTTGCAACGAGAGAATCGTGAGCTAAAACAAAAGACTCAACAAGTAGAAGTACCTCAAAGAATTGAAGTAGGAAAAAAACCTACATTAGAGGATTTTGATTATGATGCCGATGAGTTTGGTCAAAGCTTAGAGCAATGGTTTGAGCGTAAGCGTAAAGCAGACGAGATCGAAATGCAATCAAAACAACAAGTTGAAGCACAGCAGAAAGAATGGCAGAATACGCTGACTTCATACGAAACTGCCAAAGCAAGTTTAAAAGTGCGTGATTATGAATTTGCCGAAGATGTAGTAAGCGAAACATTATCTCAATCTCAACAAGGCATTATTTTACAAGGAACTGATAACCCTGCTATCGTTGTTTATGCGTTGGGTAAAAATCCTAAAAAAGCAAAAGAATTAGCAGCTATCACAGACCCAGTAAAATTTGCCTTTGCGGTTGCCAAATTGGAAGGAACTCTAAAAGTGACAAACCGAAAAGCACCACCACCGCCAGAAAAAGTCGTGTCAGGTACTGGCAAAATGTCAGGAACAGTAGACTCAACACTTGAGCGTTTACGTAATGAAGCTGAAAAGACAGGTGATTACACCAAAGTCGCAGCATACAAAAAACAAAAACGTTCTAATTAAATAAGGATAAACTATGGCTAATGCTTTTAGTAAAGAAGAAAGAGTTGCATTTGAAGCAGTGTTGGAAGGGTTTAACGATGCGCTAGTATTGTCAAACAATGTTTCTAAATATAATACCGATGGAAGCTCAATGGAGCGTTCAGGAGATACAATCTGGCGTCCACAGCCTTACGTTGCACAATCACACGATGGTATGGATGCTACATCTAACTTTGATGATGCTACACAACTTTCAGTTCCTGCGTCACTTGGGTTTAGTAAGCACTCAACTGCTGTACTAGATGCTAAACAATTGCGTGATATGTTGCAAGAGAACCGTTTGGGCCAAGCTGCTGCACAAAAACTTGCGAGTGATGTAAATCTTGCTCTTATGACTGTTGCCGCTAATCAAGGAACTCTTGTTGTTAAGCGTACTCTTGCCGCTGCTGGCTTTGATGATGTTGCTCAAATTGAAGCAATTATGAATGAGCAGGGTGTAAACTCTTATGATCGTTACCTTGCACTTTCAACTCGTGATTATAATGGTATGGCTAAAGACTTAGCAAACCGTTCTACAATGACTGGTAAACCTTTGACTGCTTACGAAAAAGCATACATTGGACAAATCGCATCTTTTGAATCATTTAAGCTTGACTATGCAAATAGCTTGACTGCTGCTGCTGGTGTTACAGTTACTATTGCTGCTGCCGATCAGTATTACACTCCAAAAGCTACAAGCACTGCTTCAACTGGTGAAGTATCTAACGTAGATAATCGTTACCAAAACATTTCTATCGGTGTTACATCTGGTACTGTTAAAGTTGGGGATTGTTTCACTGTTCTTGGTGTTAATGCGGTTCATCATATTACCAAGGGAGATACTGGACAACTTAAGACTTTCCGTATTACTGGTATCGTAAGTGGAGCAGGTGGAACAGGTGTTGTTACAATCAGCCCTCCAATCATTTCAGCTCAAGGCGCAACAGATGCTGAACTTGCATACAAGAATGTTACTGCTACTCCTGCAAATGGTGCGGCTATCACTTTCTTGAATACAACAACTGCAAGCGTTAACCCATTCTGGCAGAAAGATGCAATGGAAATTCTCCCTGGTCGTTATGCTGTTCCAACCGATGCTGGTACTGCGGTGATGCGTGCTACAACTGATAACGGAATCGAAATCGTTATGCAGAAATTCTATGACATTAACACAATGAAAACCAAATATCGTTGGGATACATTGTTCGGTGTTGTTAATAAGCAACCTGAAATGTCTGGTATCATCCTCTTCGGTCAAGCGTAATCACTGCCCCTCTTTAGGGGCTATCTTATAAGGAGCTATAATGGCTACTAAAATTTTCAAAGATGGGTCAAAAACTATCACTTTAACAACTGGTCAAAAAGTTGCTATTCAGGCTACTAATGGAACAGCTATTGTTTTTTATTCAACATATCCATTAGCTAATTATCCTGAACGTTTTTATGAACAAACACGTATTACAAATACTGAAACAGTTTTAGGAGCTTTTGCTAATGAACGTCATATTCGTATTGATGCGGTAGATTCTGATATTTACTATACTATCGGTCTTACTCCAACTGTATCAGATGAAAAGTTAGCAATAACACGAAGTACAGTAACTAATGCGGCAACTCTTACAGCTGCTCAAATGCAAGGGCTTTGTATTTATCAAGATGCAAGTGGAGGTGTTGTTACTATGACAACTCTAACTGGAACATTAACGGCTGCTGCGTTTCCTGATCTTGCAATCGGTGAATCAGTTAAAATTTATCATGCCTCAAACCATGCTACTAATACATCAACACTTGCTGGAGGCGTAGACGTAACGCTTGTAGGTAGTGGAGCTATAACAGCACTTGGCGGTCAATATCTTCTAACAAAGACTGCGGCTACAACATTCGATCTTATCCGAGTAGGATAATCTTGGGCTTCAGCCCTTGACTACTTTTGTGCATTTAAAGAAGTGCATAACAGTATTCAAAAAAGGGGTATAATATGTCATGTAAAAACGATAATGGTAAGGGCAAGGGCAAAGTTGCTGTTGTAATAGCAGTTATGAAACCAAAAAAGAAAAAAGGATAATTTATGCCACTAAAAAAAGGGTATAGTCCAAAAACAGTTAGTAAGAATATTAAGGCTGAAATGGCAAGTGGTAAACATCAAAAACAAGCAGTTGCTATTGCTTTAAGTACAGCACGTAAAGCTAAAGAAAAGGCGAAAAAATAATGGTAATGCTTTATAAACTTGGCAATCATATCGAGATCGAAGGAACTAAATATGAGTATGCCGTCGTAAGTGAAGAAGAAGTAGAGGATAAACTTGCAGAAGGTTGGTATCTTACAACTACCGAAGCTAAAAAAGTAGATTTAAACGATGATGGCGATGTTGCTCGTGAAGAGATTGAATTTAAAGCTAAAGAGCTTGGAATTAAGTTTGATGGCAGAATGAGCGACAAAAATCTTCTTGCAAAAATCGAAGAGAAGTTAGGAGAATAATATGTCTTGGACTAAGCGACAATTTGTTACATCAGCATTTGAAGAGTTAGGGTTGGCTTCATACGATTATGATTTGCAGCCAGAACAATTAGATGCAGGATTACGCAAATTAGACGCTATGATGGCTACATGGAACTCTAAGCTACGTCTTAGCTATCCGTTGCCTTCTAGTCCACAGCTATCTTCTCTCGATACGGATACAACAGTTCCTGATTCAGCGAATGAAGCTATTTATCTGAATCTTGCACTACGCCTTGCTCCTTCATACGGTAAAACTGTATCTATGGAAACTAAACAAGTAGCATATCAAGCTTATCATAGTTTGCTTTCTTTAGCTACAATGCCAGAACAGGCACAGTTTAACAATAGTATTCCAGCAGGTGCAGGATACAAAACGCCAGAACGACCATATTTAAGTCCTTCATCTGACCCTCTTCTAGTAGGGCAAGATGGGGAATTAATACTACACTAAAGGAATAACATGGGTTCAACTATCAATCAACTATCAACAGAGAGTTCGCCATCATTAAGTGATTTACTTGCTATTTGGTCTACTGCTAATGGAGATTCAAGAAAAATATCTCTTACTGCTTTAAAGGCGTTGCTAATTCCAACTACTACGTCAAGTGATAAGATTACTCAATACTCTTCACCTGTTGCTACTGGGTTTAGTGTACAAGTAACTGATAGCTCTAGTAGTGTTTGGCTTGTTCTTTCTCCTACTGGCGCTTTTGCAGCTGGTACGCTTGTTTTACCTGCTATTGCAAACTTAGTTGATAAGCAAGAGATTACGGTATTTACCACTCAAGCAGTTACGGCATTAACAGTAAGTGGGAATGGTGCTACTTCTCTTGGAATTCCTGCATCTTTAGCACAGAATGGTTACTTTACAATTAAGTATGACGCTGTAATGACCACATGGTATAGAATCGGCTAATGCAAATTCCTATTCTTTCTGGGATTTATTCTGATAACTCCCCAGACTTTAGAACATCATATCCTCGTAATCTTATCCCTATTCCTAAAGATCAAGGAATATCTCAAGGATATTTGCGCCCTGCGTATGGTATCGTAGAGTTTGGGGTAGGAACTGGGATTGATAGAGGTGCTATTAACTGGAATGGTGTTTACTATCGTGTCATGGGTACTAAACTATTAAGCATAGATAGCGCAGGTGTTTATACAATTATTGGTGATGTTGGCGGTACTGGCTCGGTTACATTTGACTATTCATTTGACCGTTTAGCCATAGTATCATCAGGCAGTCTATATTATTGGAATGGAACTATATTTGAGCTTGTTGCTGACCCAGACTTAGGGGTATGTAAAGACGTTGTTTGGGTAGATGGTTACTTTATGTCTACCGATGGAGTGAATCTTATTGTAACAGAACTTAACGACCCAATGAGCATTAACCCGCTTAAATATGGAAGCTCTGAAGCAGACCCAGACCCAGTAAACGGATTATTAAAAGTACGTAATGAAGTATATGCTATGAATAGATATACTATTGAGGTATTTGATAACGTAGGTGGAGTTAATTTTCCTTTTGCTCGTATCTCAGGCGCACAAATACAAAAAGGGATTATAGGCACAAGAGGAGCTTGTATTATCTCAGATATGATCGCATTTTTAGGTAGTGCTAGAAATGAAACCCCATCAATATATATTGGGGCTAATGCAACAGCATCTAGAATAGCAACTGATGAAATAGATCAAATTTTATTAGACTATACAGAACTACAATTAGCAGATGTTATTTTAGAAGTAGTAACTAATAAGGGAAATCAGTATTTATTAGTTCATCTACCAGATCAAACATTAGCTTATGACCATAATACTTCTCAATTATCAGGGCAGAAAATATGGTTTACTTTGACTACAAGCATAGTTGGTAGAGGGCAATATAGAGCGAAAAATATTATTTGGTGTTATAACCGATGGCTATGCGGAGACCCTACGACAACATCACATGGATATTTTGATGATAACATATCTTCCCATTATGGGAACATTAACGGATGGGATTTTGGAACGTCTATTATTTATAATGAAGGCAGAGGGGCAATCTTCCATGAGCTTGAATTAGTAAGCCTAACTGGTAGAGTTGCACTTGGCAAAGACCCTACTATCTACACTCAATATTCAACCGATGGTTTAGTATGGAGTAATGAAAGATTTATAAAAGTAGGAAAGCAAGGCGATAGAAATAAACGTATAGTATGGTTTAGTCAAGGGATGATGCAACAACTACGTATGCAACGCTTTAGAGGCACTAGCGATGCTCATATATCTATTGCTAGACTAGAGGCTCGATTAGAGCCATTGAGCGTATAATGGGTTTAAAAGTTCCTAGCAGAGAACAGCTTAAAAAATTTCTCCCAGATCATGAATCAATAGTTCAATTTGAACAGTTATTCGGAAGCGCCACATCATTAGAACAGCTATTAAATATAGTGATTAAATCAGCTGGACTGAATACCAATGGAACATACACACCAGAATCAACGGCTCATTATATTAATATTGCGAATACTTTATTTAATGCAGATAAGATATTAGATCAGGCTATATTCGATTACTCAAAAGATGAAGTTATTAGCACATCATCAAGTTTGAGTTTAACTGCTAAAAATCAAATTATTATCGCTGACGCTACGGCTGGAGTTATTAATATTACACTTCCATCCCCTACACTCTCATTTATAAACAATAGGTCTTATAAGATAGGCGTAACAAAAAAAGATGTAACAGCCAATAAAGTTAATATACTTCCATTTGGGGCTGAGTTAGTAGTAGGTGAAACATCGCAGTTTTTAGATGTAGATGGCGAAGTATTGAACTTCATTACAGATGGAATAAATTGGTACTTAGGAGCATAACATGAGCGAATTAAGAAAAACATATTTATGTGATGGAGTCGGTAACCCAATCGGGTCACTGAATGGGGCTTTAAATATACATGATGCTGATGTACATAATAGCGTCATAAACGACTTCGCCCATCAACATACAGCCATTGCAACTACCTTAACAGCTGCTATTTTAGGCGATGGTTCTGTATACCAAATCCAAGTAGCAGACGCAACTGGTTTCACTGTTGGCGATTATCTACATATCAATACCACATCGGTAGAAACAACACACCCAAGATTATTAGCTACGACAGCGGCAACAGGTGCAGCAACATTCACGCTTGATAGACGACTAGATAAAGCACACTCAATCGGTGATGAGGTTAGAAAAGCAATCATTGATATGTCTATATTAGTAGGTACGTTAGCTTCACCGCAAGAATATGTTTTTGGGCCTCCCACTGGAGAAGTTTGGCACATCACAAGATTGTTATTTTCTATGGTACATGGAACGGCAGGCGATTTAGGGTTATTTGGAAATCTACCTGCCTTAACAAATGGAGTGATACTTAGAGCAAAAGTAAACGGACAATATGGCACATTCACAAATTGGAAAACAAACGCTGATATAGCAGAAGATATATACGACATTAGTTTTGATGCTAGATCTGGAGGGGCGGGAGTATATGGCACAAGAGGAAGAGGAACATTTACAAACGCTGGTGCAGTTATTAGATTAGATGGTACACTTGGTGATAGAATAGAAATTTATATTCAAGATAATATCACTACTCTTAATTCATTTGATATGAAATTTCAAGGTCATTTAGAAACCGCATAATTTAATATGTTATAATGTTGCTAATTAAAAGCTGAGATAATTGAACTTCCAGCAGTTCCAAATAAAGGAATTGTATGGACGTTTTTATATCTGATAATGTTACTTCTTCAATGATAGAAGAAACATATAGCGATAAATATATTATTTCATGTATTGAATATGACTCCTCTACTCCTTCATATATAGATCACCATTTAGCAAAATATTACTCAGCATGGCATAATAATACTTTTTTAGGTTTAATCCTATGTGTAAGATATAATAAATATGAAATAGAAATGCACTCACTATTAAAAAAAGAGTCCATTCCATACTCAAGAGAAGTGGGGAAACTTATTATCGAAGAGATGTTTGGAGATCAAGATATACTAAGAATTACAGCCCCAGTGCAAGGGAATCTAAAATCAACAATGAACTTCTTAGAGAAGATAGGCTTTGTCAAAGAGGGAATTAAAAAAGATGCTATCATTAAAAAAGAAATTGTGACAGATATGCATATATATGGGATAACAAAAACTAAATGGAAGGATTTTAAATGAGTTCAGTAGGTAATTTCTTAGGTGATACTTTAGGTGGTGTTACTGGAGCTAAACAAGCTGGAGAAGCAGCACAACAAGCAGGATATACGCAGGCAGCATCAGCAGAGCAAGGAATAGCGGAACAGCGTAGACAGTTTGATAAATTTATTGAACTAATGTCTCCTTATGTTAGTGCAGGGGAAAGTGCTATTGGACAACAACAAGCATTGATAGGTTTAGGTGGAGCAGGAGTGCAACAACAAGCTATTATGGGGCTAGAACAATCTCCACAATATTTGGAAATGGTTAAACAAGGAGAAAATGCAATTTTACAAAACGCATCGGCTACTGGTGGGCTAAGAGGTGGTAATGTTCAATCTGCTTTAGCTCAATATAGACCACAAATATTATCTGATTTAATTAATCAACAATACGGAAGGCTAGGTGGATTATCTCAACTTGGGCAAGCATCAGCAGCAGGGCAAGCATCGGCTGGGATAGGAAGTGCTTCTAATATTGGAAATTTACTTGGACAACAAGGGGCAGCAATAGCAGGGGGACAACTAGCAAAAGGTCAAGTTGTTGGACAAACATTTAAAAATATTACTAGTTTAGGCGGTGCCGCTGCTGGCGCTGGATTTTTTTAATGAAGGATAAAATATGCCACTAGAACCAATAAATTACTCATCAGTATTTCAGAATAATGATTTAACACAATCATTTGGGCAAGGATATAATATTGGCGCACAGATTAGGCAAGATAGAGAAAATAGAGCATTAAAAGAACAAGCATTATTAGCACAACAACAATATTCATCTGAACTAAAATCAGCTTTTGATAATCCTACACCTGAGTCTTTTGCAGTATTACAGGCTAAATACCCATCTCAGGCTACATCTCTCAAGACAGCGTTTGAAACATTAAGCGCACCTCAAAAAGCAAATGAACTTCAAACAACAGGACAAGTTTATACAGCCCTATTAAATAAGAAGCCAGAAATAGCAAATGGTATTATTAGCGAACAAATCACAGCCCTTGAAAACTCAGGGAAAGACGCATCAAAGCTAAAGAAAATACAAGAAACAATTGCTCAAGACCCACAGACTGCTACTGGTATCGCTGGGTTTATGCTGTCTAACATGATGGGTCAAAAAGAGTTTAAAGATTATCAAGATGCTTTAGGTTCAGCAGGAAAAGAAACAAGAGAAAAAGGGTTATTCCCTGCTAAATTAGAAGAAGCAGTTGGAAAAGGAAAAGAAGCTACATCAGTAGCACAAACAGCGGCAGTAAAAGCAAAGTTTGCAGAATCAGACGCAGTAAAAGATTTAGAGAAAAAAGGATGGGATATTAAGAAAATCCAATCTGATATACAAATAGCTAAAATTAATTCTCAAATTGCAGCCATGAATGCAGCTACAAGTAGAGAAACAAACTCTCTTAAACGTCAAGAGCTTGGGCTAAAAGTACAAGATATGATGCAAAAGCGTGATGATACTGTAAGGGAAAAAACTGCAACAGTGGAAACTGCAAGATCATCAATGGATAATTTCTTAAATACGGCAGATAGAATCTTAAAGACTCCAAAGAATACTATAAAATCTGCTACTGGTCCAGTATCATCACGTATGCCAACACTAAGTGGAGATACAGCAGACTTTGAAGAACTTGTAACTACTTTAGGCTCTCAAGCATTTATGGCACAAATACCAAGTATGAAAGGTACTGGTGCGCTATCAGATGCAGAGGGGGCAAAGCTTTCCACATCATTGCAGAATCTTAATTTAAGACAATCACCTGAAAGATTAATGCAAAACGTAAAAGAAGCGCAACGCCTAATTATGAAAGCACGTAAAAATGTAAGTACTAAATACGGAGTGCCTGATTCTGTACCAAATACTCCAGAGGCTACAACTTCACCTAAAAATATAGACGCACTGATTAAAAAGTATGGTGGTTAATAATGGCAACTCTAAAGCAACTTGAAACTGCACTGTTCAATGCCGATAAAGCAGGTGACATGGAGGGGGCTAGACAATTAGCAGCAGTTATACAACGTGCTAGAGCTGGTGGGGAAATCATCCCTGATGAACAAGGAGTTCGCCATGTCGCTGAAACACTACCAAAGAAAATAGAACCTACGCTAACAGAACAAGCAGTAGGGGCTGGAGAAGCTGGACTAGCATTACTAACTGGCGGAACAGGTGGAGCAGCTGGTCATATAGTAGGTACACTTAGAGGATTAGCGGACCAGATTCTATCAGGAAACTATGGAACACAACAAGCGGCTCAAGCAGTAGCACAATCAGCAGAACAAGGAGCGCAACAATTTACGTATGCCCCACGTACTGCAACTGGTCAATCAATGACGCAATCAGCAGGTGAAGTATTAGCACCACTCGCAGCACTTACCCCAGCAACGGCAGAATTAGGAATGGCAGGACAAGCCGCTAGATTATCTGCCCCAATGGCTAAAGTAGCTATTCCACAAGCTGCGAAAGTGGCAGGAGAAGTATTATCCCCAGTGACTCAACCAATTAAACAAGCCGTAGCCCCAATAGTTCAAAAAGTATCCACCAAGCTAAAGCCAGAACAAACTGCAAAAATGACACCTGAACAGATTTTAATATCAGAGGAAAGAGCAGCTAAAGCTGAATCTTTACCAGTTCCTATCGAGCTTACAAAAGGGCAAAAGACTCGTGTGTTTGAAGAACAACAGTTTGAAAGAGAAACAGCAAAACAGCCAGAGTTAGGCGCACCGATACGGGAACGATTTGCAGAACAACGTGCCGCTACTTCACAGAACTTTGATAAATTCCTTGAAGCAACAGGGGCAGAAACACAGAGCCACTTAGAAGCTGGAAATATTGTAAGCGGTACTATTCAAAAGATGTTTAAAAATGATAAAAACAAAGTAAACGCACTTTATAAAGAGGCAGAAAAAGCTGGAGAAATGGAAGCCCCAGTAACTCTTGATTCTTTTATATCACATCTTAATGAATCAGCCCCAGAAGCAGAAGTGGCAAATGTACTAAAAGCAGCCAAACAAAAAGCAATCGCATTAGGTGTAGCGATTGAAGATGAAGCAGGTAATTTAATACCACAACTAGTCCCACTTAAAACAGTAGGATTATTAAGAAGATCAATAAATGATGCCACAAACTTTGAGCCAACTAATATCCGACAATCTGCTATTATGAAAGGTGCTATTGATGAAGGAACAGATGGAGTCGGA